GTAATCGTTCCGCCAGCTTCCGATCGGATCCGTCCGATCATAGGCCAGCCACTCAGCGAACTCCGTTGCGGACATCCGCCCGAGGAGTTCGCCAACGGTCATCCCGCCAAGGTGCCCGGCGAGTTTGAAAGCGAATCTTCGGCGGTGCCGCCGACTGAGGCTTCCCCCAGCACGGCTACCTCCTGATCACCCAGGGCGTTGAGTTGGCCGACGGCCTGCGCAACGCGCACGATGCCGGCGATCGGCATCTTGTTCAGACGAGGGATGTCCGCGTCCTTCCAAATGCGTTCGCCGTTCTCGTCGCAGGCGCAACGAGCGACGATAAGGGCCAGCCGCGAGGATTCGTCACGGCTGGCGCCTGGCTCCAGCGCGGAGGCTTCGGCTGCGGTGATTGAGCGCACGTAAACGTGGCCACCCCACTCCGGAACCTCCACGAGGGTCGGCTTCTGTTCGGCGAGGGCGAGAACTGCCGCGGGGTCGATGAATTTTGACATGGTCACTCCAGCAGGTGGTCGACGATCACGAAACGACAGGCGCGCCGGTCAGCTTGAAGCTGGCCGATGCCATCATGCGGGCGCCAGTTTCGCCAGCGCTCACTGAGAAGCCGGTCATGAATGCCTGACAGGTCCAGATGTCGGCCTCCGTGCTGCCCCAGGTGATCACGAGCGCGCCAGTCGCACCGCGGATAGGCGGCAGCGCGTCGGGGGCAAACTCGCACTCCACGCTTACCTCGCCGGCTTCGGCGAGATCCGCAGGCATGAATTCTTTCCATGCCGCGGTTCCCATGTGCGTTTTGTCGATCGACTCACGCGACAGGTTGGGGCCGGAAAGGCTGATGATGTTCGCGGCAAAGCCGGAGAACGTCATCGTAAGGCCGTGTCCGTCGGCTGCGGTGGGAATGGCCATGATGTTAATCCTTGGTTAGTTAGGCGGTGAGTGCGGGGATGGATTCCGCGCACGAAACAAAGAAGTCCAGAGAGCGGCGATAGGCGGTGAGCTGGTCGGAGCCGTCGGTGGAATCCACGGGAGCGTCGCGCTCGCCTTCCAGCTTCACGAATCCGAAAAAGCGCACCTCGGCGGCGGTGGTGATGTTACCGCGGAAGCCGTCAAGGCGGTTGCGAATGGCCTCGCATACGGAGTCCATCGAGCCCTGCGTGGCGGCGAAGATGTCGAATTGCACACGGTAGAAAACCAGACCAGACGCCGCCAGCATGTGGTGCTGGTGGTCCGCTGATATTCTGGTGTACACCGCGCGCGGCATGGCGGTCTGCTCGCTCGACGTGGCGGGCTCGATGCGATTGGCGAGCAGCGCCGACACGGCAGCAGAGGCGACGAGGCGCGCAACGATGTGGGTTTCGGGAGCGATCATGCGCCCCTCCCCAGGTAAGCGTCTATCCGCGCCCCGACCTCGCGGGCGAAGTCCGTCACTACAGTGGCGCGGTGCTGATTGTATGCGTTGCGCAGGAACGCAGCGGGGGCAATGAAGACGTCAGTGGACTTGCCGTAGACCTTGAGCACGTGCCCGAACTCGACCGGCCCGGCGTAGCGCATGGGGTCGTGCTCGGTTCCCGTGCCTGCGTCGCCCCACTTGAATCCGCGGCGGGCGCCGACCAGGAAAACGAACTCGCCGCGGGGCGTGCGCTTTACGCGCTTCGTGCCGATGGACTTCCGCAGGTTGCCGGTGCCGCTCGGAACCCGGCCGCGCGCAGTCGCCACAACGGGCTTAAGCGCCGCCTGGGCAGCGCGATTGATGATGCGTTTCTCCACGGCACGCGAGAGGCCCTTGAGCTTTTCAATGAGTTCACTGGCCCCGGTGACGGTGATCGACAGGCTCATGGCGTCGCCCCGACTTTCTCCTCTGCGAAGATAGTCGACTCGGTGCCGCGCGATTCCCAATCCAAGGCAGCGGTCAGGTGATAGACGCGCGCCGGCTGGCCGGCGATACGACGCACGATGCGCAGCTGCGCCGCTGGCCTGGTGGTCGATGGCGGCCGGTTGCGAATCGTAATCCGGTGCGACACCTGCGACTTGACCTGTTGCGCAGCCAGCAGTTCCTTGCCGGTGAGCGGATCAACCGACCCCCAGCGCGTGCCAACGTCGTTCCAGGTTTTGATCCGCTGGCCAGTGCCGGCAGGGTCTACGACCTCAACCGCTTCTTCGAAGGTCAGGCGATGACGGAGCTTGCCGGCCTGCATGGCTACCACATCTCGCTGCAGGTGTTCGGGGATAACAAGCTGTCGACGGTAAACTGGAGCGAGCTGGAAATGGTGCCGACCACGACGGACTCGCGGTGCTCGAACCAGTGACCGACCAGCAGGAGGATGGCAAGTTTGATCGACTGCGGCACGGCAGCGCGCTGCGCGGCGAGCGTCACGCCAGCCGAGTATCCCGCGGTGTAGAGCACGCGCACGCCGCCGGCGTGGCCGCGCGTTGACGGCCACGACTTGCCGTAGGCCAAGGCGATGCGGCCCGGCACGTCATCGACCTGTGCGCGGTAGTCCGCTGCGTCGATCGTCTGTTCCGTGCCATCAACGTCGTCGTACTTGATCGACGTTACGGCCAAGAGGTTCGGGTATGGTAAAAGCAGATCGTCGCCCTCAATCGCCGGCGAGCGGTCATCATTGAGGCGTCCCGCAGGGAATCCATCAAGCGTCAGACGCCACGTCTGGAGCATCAGCGAGCGACCAGTGACGCGCTCGACGTGCTGCCTGGCGGCGGTGATTAGACCCTCAACAAATACTTGCTCCCCGCCGTCGTCGAGGCGCAGGTGCTGCTTGACCCCGACCTCAGCCAGACTGTCGAGCCCGTCAAATACGACAGGCTCACCGGTCGGTTCGACCGTGCGGGCAATGGTCAGGCGTTGGGCGCGAGTGGTCACGGCGGAAGCTCACGGCTCACGGGCCAACGATGGCGGCGGAGATCGCAGCCGCACCGCCGCCGCCTGAGATCGTCGCGCGCAAAGTGAAGCCGGCGGGAAGATCAAAGGTGACGATTCCAACCGCGGTGAGGGCGAAGGATGCGCCAAGGCTGATATACACGGCTGAGGCGTCGGCAGCGAACAGCGTGACGGTGCCAGCCGTGCGGGCATGGACGACGAATGCGCCCTTGCCGCCGTTCCAGCCGACAACGGCGGAGTTCGTGTCTGCATTTTCTGCGGCAAAAAGTACGCTGCGCTCGGCCATGGTCTTTTTACGGGTTCGGGGTGAGGCGCCAAACGGCGACGGTCACGGTGACGATGTTACTGCAGGTGACCTTGACCTTTTCGGTGCCGCTGTTGTACAGTCGCTTGCGGAACGGCCCGAACTTCTTGCGCGTTCCGGCGGCAACGACAACGGTGGGATCAGTGACGGTCAGGCTATCGGGAGCGCCTTGGCCACCTGACGGGTATACGTCAATCGTGACGGTGGTCGGCGATACGCTGGCGTTGATGACCTCGACGAACTCGTAGCCGGTATTCGTGAAGGTGTTGCCATCCACGTCTGCAACGCTGGTGGTGTCGACGGTGCCGGCCAGGACAATTTCGGTCGGCGTCTGGTCGGCGACGGCGCCGAACAACGGAACCATGCCGACCAGGGCAAGAAAGATCAGGGCGGCAAGGCCGCGGAAGTTCAAGCGCAGGACATGCACGGCAAGGCTCCGGTGTGACGAAAGGGATTAGGCAACTTCGACGTACGCGCCTTCGTCGATCGGCAGATAGCGGACCTGCCACTTCACTGCGCCAGTGTTCGATCCGGCGCAGTTGAGTTCAATCACGCCGGCCTTCAAAATCAGCGGCGAGGGCAAGGTCTTGTTCGGGCTCAGGAAGTTCAGCCCGTCTTGCAGCGCGGTGGCTGGCGTGCCGGTGATGCTGTACATGGTGCCAACGGCATCGGCGGTGATGTCCACCGTCGCACACAGGTCTTGGCTCACACCTGCGTCGGTCGGATTGTGCACCAACTTGGTCGCGTTGGCCTGCGTCTGAATGACGGTGGTGACCTCGCCGATGATGCTGAGGATCGCCACGCGACCGCCGATGATGTTGAAGATCGCGGCGGCGACAGTCTGCGGGAGCGTAGCGGCGGCACGTTCGACCGGCACGCCGAAGCGCAGGCCGGCCCATACTTCGAGATCCTGTGCGGCGGGGTTGATCATGGCGGCGAGTCCTTGGACGAGTGATCAGGCGAAGGCGGAGGCGGTCGTGATTAGACGATCACGCCGCGGGGGATGGCCTGGGGATAGCGGGCGCCTTCGAGAATCCAGATGCCGGAGGCGGTGATGGTTTTGTTGGCCGTCTCCGCGATCACGGCGCGGACGAACTCAGCGCCGGGGAGCGCAAACTGCGCCTCGTCGGCGGTAAACTCCAGCATCCACACGGAATTCGCCAGCGCGTTGGCGAGGGCGAAGTTGTAACCGGCAGCGGCGCGCTCGGTCAGGGCAGACCACAGGTCGACCGTGGTCGAGTAGCGTTGCGCGCGGCTGCGGAAGCCCATGGCGACGGCGCCAGTGCCGTCAGCCGCGGTGCATGCCTCGACAGTCACCAGATTGCTGATGCCGGCGTCTTCGATCGCGCCGGTGGTAACGATCAGGGTGGCGCGCTGGAAGTCGCGCAGGCTCACGGCCTCAGTAGTGCGCCCGAGCGAGAAAGCGTCGGCCACAGGAACGAAAGCCGGAACGATCATTCCGCGGCTGAGGATGTCGGAGAGCATGGCGGAATTCCTTGTCGGGAGGTTTAGCGATCAGCCGGCTTAAGCGCGAGTGGCCAGGGTGACGATGGTCGACTGCTTCGCGTTCCCCTTGTAGGGGGTAATCGGCGAGGCAAGCCACGGCTGGCCGTCAGCTTCGAACATGAAGCGGAACGCGGTTTCGGCGTAGTCAAAGCGAAGGTGCATGCTGATGGCCGAGTCGACGCCGCCGCGCACGCCGGAGCAGTACGAGCTGAGGTCTGCCAGGATGATATCACCCTCGGTGCCGAGCGTCGGGCAGAACTCGATCGGGATAACCTGACGACCCTTGAGGCGACCCAGGGGCGCATCAGCGATGCCGCCGGGCGGCATGTAGACCGGCGCGCCGCCAGTGCCGACGGCCATGGAAAGGTTTTCGAGCTGCGGCTCGGTGTCAGTATTGATGAACCACACGGCGTTGGCGCGAGCGTTGGGGTGCATGCGCGACCACATCTTATCGATGTTCGCCTTGACGATGGTCGCCGCGCCTTGGCCGGCTTCCTTGGCCACGGCAACGCGGCACGACGTGGTTTCCGCGACACCGTTCAAGATGCCCTTGGGCTGTCCGACGCCGCTACCGTTGATGATCGCATCGTTGACCAGGAACAGGATTTCCGACTGCGCTGCGCGGGTCAGGTACTGATCAAGCGCTGCGGCATTGCGCAAGAGTTTGTCAGTGGCGTACACCAGGACGGCGAGCTGCTGCGGCTCGATCTTCACCTGGCGGAATCCCGGCTTGCTGCTCGGAATCTGGCCGGCTTCGGCGATCCAGTAGCCGCGAACGCCGCCCCAGCGACTGCCGGCCGCGCGGCTGGTTTCGCTGTTGGCGTTGAAGGTAAGGGATTCACCTTCGACGGTGTATTGATCGGTCCGAGCCAGGAGGTTTTCCGGGGCGCGGTTCATGCCGTCCCAAATGACATTCGAGAACTCGGGCGGAACCAGG